AAGTCCGAGAGATCACAGAAGATGGATTTAGAGCTGCTACTCCTACAACTAGAGCTCACCCAAACTCTCAAACGCTTCTTACCTCTAATGCAGGAGACGCTTTCAGCACTGTACTCAACGACCTACGAGAAAGAGCTATTGACTACCCACCCAAGTCTTTTGGATTCTATGAGTATTCAGCACCCCAGTACTGCAAGATAGACGATCGCAATGCATGGGCTTTGGCTAACCCCTCTTTGGGATACACCATCACAGAGGAAGCGATTGAGGAAGCGATTGCTACTTCACCGATTGAGAACACGCGTACTGAAACTCTTTGCCAATGGATCGACTCACTTTCTAGCCCGTGGCCTCATGGCATACTTGAAGAAACATCCGATAGCACGCTAGAAATGTCCGTAGGGGCGTATACTGTATTCGGTTTCGATGTCAGTCCGTCTCGTAGGAACGGATCATTAGTCGCTGGACAACTTCTTCCAGATGGACGGATTGGCATCGGGATCTTAGAGACTTACAGCTCTCAAGTTGCTATCGATGAGCTGAAGATGGCAGCCAGTATAAAGGCTTGGTGTGACATCTATAAGCCGCGCCTTGTCTGCTTTGACAAGTACGCGACTCAAACAATTGCGGACAGGCTCTCCAATTCTGGCGTAGTCGTTGAAGATGTCTCTGGACAGCAATTCTACAAAGCCTGTGGAGACTTGCTAGAGGGTTTAGTCAATCATCGAGTAGTCCACAATGGACAGGCTGAGTTTATCCAGCAAATGAATAACTGCGCAGCTAAGGTCAATGACAGCGCATGGAGAATCATCAAGCGAAAGTCAGCAGGTGACATCTCAGCACCTATTGGGATCGCCATGGCTGTATCGAAGCTCATGATTCCTCAGCCTAAGCCACAAATTTATACTTAGACACGCCCTATCATATTGTCTAATTACTTGACAAGTGCTACCATTTATGTCTATGGGTAAAATACTGCAAGCCTTTGGTTTAGAATCTAAGCCACAATTACAAGCTCAGTCTGCACCTCAAGTGCTCGGTGAGTATTCACCTTATGCAATGCCATTTCAGACCGCTTTCATTGGTCGCACAGAGGCAATGTCAGTCCCAGCTCTTATGCGTTGCCGCAATCTACTTGCTGGCACAATCGGTGCAATTCCTTTAGAGCTTTACAAAAAATCTACTAATGAAGAATTAGGTTCGCCTGCATGGTTAGAGCAACCTTCTTATTCACAGCCACGATCAGTAACGATTGCGTGGACTGTTGATTCATTACTACTATACGGCCAAGCATTTTGGAAAGTCGTAGAAGTTTATCAGGAAGATGGCCGTCCATCTCGTTTTGAGTGGATCGCTAACAATCGAGTGACAATTACTTTGGATAGTACTAACACATATGTTCGCTCTTATGCTGTTGATGGTATTACATTACCAATGGACGGACTTGGTTCTCTTGTCACATTCCAATCATTAAGTGATGGCATCCTTACCACCGGCGCATCAACAATCCGCGCAGCTATTGATGTACAAAAGGCAGCAGCAATCGCAGCAGCTACTCCAATGGCGACTGGTTACATTAAAAACACAGGTGCAGATTTAGATCCTAAAGAAGTTTCAGGATTACTTGCTGCATGGCGCCAAGCAAGAAATAACAGGTCAACTGCGTATCTCACTAGCACTCTCGAATTTTCTCCGATTTCGTATTCACCTAAAGACATGATGTATTCGGACGCGATTTTCAATCTTGCAACAGAGATTGCTCGTCTATGTAACGTTCCTGCTTACTACGTTTCAGCAGATCAGAATAACTCTATGACTTATGCAAACGTGCAAGATGAGCGTAAGCAATTCTTAACACTATCTTTACAGCCATTCATTACAGCGATCGAAGATCGCTTGTCTATGGATGACATTACAGCCCGTGGCAATGTAGTGAAGTTCGACATTGATAAAAACTTCTTACGTACTGACCCACTTCAAGAATTGGCAGTCATTGAAAAACTGCTAACGCTTAACATGATAACTCCAGAGCAAGCAATGGAGATGACTGATCTAACACCTAACGGAAATAATGGTCTAGTATGAATCAAGTAATTACCTTCTCTGCTAATCTAACAGCAGACTCAGCAAGCCGCACAGTATCAGGCAAGATTGTGCCTCTTAATGTTGAGGCAGGATCGACAAACATGGGCAAAGTTATCTTTGCTTCTGGATCTATTGCTATCGAAGATCCTAAGTCAATAAAGCTTTTAAGTCAGCATGACGCCAAGAAACCTTTAGGAAGAATGGTCTCATTTAGCGAGTCAGAGAATTCTATTGATGCTGTCTTTTCTATCAGTCGCTCTCAGCGCGGTACAGAAGCTCTAATCCTTGCAGAAGAAGGATTGCAATCAGGTTTATCAATCGGTGCAGAAGTCCTGAAGTCAAAGATCAAGGACGGCGTTACATACGTATCTGCTGCACGTCTAGTCGAAGTAAGTTTAGTAACCGAGCCAGCATTCAAGTCTGCTCAGGTTACTGATATTGCGGCGGAAGAATCTGTCGTAGAAGAAACAATCCAACCAACAGAAAGCGAGACAGCCACCGTGGAAGAAACCACTCCAGCAGTCGAAGCAACACCAGTTGAGGCTCCAGCGGTTGAAGCTGCTCGTCCAACTGTTTCAGCAGCATACTACACAAAGCCACGCATTGAGATCACAGCAGCTAAGTATGCAGAAAACACAATCCGTGCGGCACTAGGTGACGAATCAGCTCGTCAGTACCTACTAGCAGCAGACAACACAACAGATAACGCTGGTCTAGTACCAACACGTCAACTATCTGAAATCATCAACCCATTGGGTACAACAATCCGTCCATCAATCGATGCAATCTCACGCGGTGCATTGCCAGATGCAGGTATGACATTCGAGATCCCAAAGATTACACAGATGCCTACAGTTGGCGAAGTTGCAGAAGATGCAGCTTTCACAGAGCAAGATCAGAACTCAGCGTTCTTGTCAGTATCTGTTAAGAAGTACGCTGGACAGCAGACATTCTCTGTCGAATTGCTAGATCGTACATCTCCAGCATTCTTTGACGAGCTAGTGCGCAACATGGCAGCAGCTTACGCAAAGACAACAAACGCAGCAGTTAATGCAGCACTTATCGCAGGTGCAACACTAGACGGCACAACTACAGCAACATATCCAACAGCAGCAGAGTTGCTTGGTGTAGTTGCTCGTGGTTCAGCTTCTGTCTATGCAGCAACAGCAGGACTTCCAAATCCATTCGCTCGCAACATGGTCGTTTCAACAGGACAATGGTCAAACATCATGTCTCTAAACGATGCAGGACGCCCAATCTACACAGCATCACAGCCAATGAATGCAGGCGGCGCAGTTGCACCTACATCATTGACAGGCAACGTTGCAGGACTCAACCTCTATGTTGATCCAACAAACGCAGGCGATGGCGATGGCACAATCCTCATCGTGAACCCAGATGCTTACACATGGTACGAATCACCAACATACCGCCTACGCGCTGAATCAACAGCAGCAGGTCAGGTAACAATCGGTTATTACGGCTTCGGCGCAATCGCAACTAAGGTTGCAGCAGGCGCATTCAAGAACAACAAGCAGTAATAACAAACTAAGTCGCTCTAGGGGGTCAGTAGCCCTCTGATCCCCTAGAGTCTTTAGAAAGGACAAGGAATGGCACTCACAACAGTCGCAGAGCTTCGATCAACACTCGGAGTCGGTACGCTGTACCCAGATGCCACCTTGCAGGAAGTGTGCGACGCTACAGATGCAGTCCTACTTCCAATGTTATGGGCTAACACTAATTTTTCTATTGCTCACTCAAATGTCGGCACAATCGGCACAATGTACTTCGACCAGAATGTTGAACAGACTTACTATGTAGGTCAGAGCGTAGTAATCACAAACGCTGGTTCACATTTCAACGGCAATAAGACAATCACAGGCGTAAGCGGTCGCACTTTTACAATTACGACAAACCATGTAACAGACACGCCTTACCATCCTTTTAATCCTTTCGCTACTGTCACAGCTTCTACTTATGTGGACTGGGCAGAAGATAAAGCCGTGCAGCAAGCAGCTTTAATGATATCTGTTGAAATCTGGCAGGCAAGGACCGCCACCCTTTCTGGCTCCAATGCTGTCGATTTCCAGCCAAGCCCTTACCGAATGAGCGCACAGCTTCTCGCTAAGGTGCGAGGATTAATTGCGCATGCACTAGACCCTCGCTCAATGGTGGGCTAATGCCAGTTGCAGTCACTACTCTCCGAACCACATTAGCCACGGCTCTAGTCGATAATGCTAAGTGGCAGACCTTTGCCTTTCCGCCCTCAGTTGTACTCGCAAACTCTGTAATAATTTCTCCGGACGATCCGTATCTCACACCTAGCAACAATCAGCACATTACTATCAGCCCAATGGCTAATTTTAAGATTATTATGACTGTGCCTTTATTTGACAATGAAGGCAATCTAAACGGGATAGAAGATACTGTATGCAGCGTGTTCGCTAAGCTCGCAGCATCATCTCTCGTCTATAATGTAAGCGCAATTAGCGCACCAAGTATTCTCAATGCTGCTTCGGGAGACCTACTCAGTTGCGAGATGTCCATAAACATACTAACAAGTTGGGGATAACAATGTCCGATTGGGATAAAGAGAATGAAGCCTTTCTGATCAAGATCGGACAGGTTAAGCCAGAACCAGCAAAGCCAGCAACTACTAAGAAGGACGAGGAATAATCTCATGGCTGTATTTCTAAATAACAATGTAGGTGTGAAGATTAACTCAGTCGATCTTTCAGACCATGTCACAGCAGTAACAATCAACCGCGTATTTGATGAGCTAGAAGTAACCGCAATGGGTGACTCATCTCACAAGTTCGTTAAGGGTCTAGAGTCATCAACTGTGACAATCGACTTCCTAAACGACACAGCATCTGCAAACGTATTGGCAACATTACAAGCTGCATGGGGAACCACAGTAACCGCTGTATTCCTACAGACAAAGGGCACAGTAGTATCTGCTACTAACCCTCTATACACAGTCTCACTACTAGTCAATAACACAACAGACATCAACGGTGCTGTAGGCGATATTGGCACACAGTCAATTACATTTACTGCTAACTCAACAGTTGCAGTAGCCACAACAGGCACATTCTAAAAAACTAACAAAGGGGCAAACTCATGGCAAAACTAAAGATCGTTCGTGTAGATGGGAGCGTATTAGAAGGCGAGATCACTCCAGCCGTGGAGTACTCGTTCGAGCAATACGCTAAAAAGGGCTTCCATAAGGCGTTTCGCGATGAAGAAAAGCAGAGCGATGTCTATTGGTTAGCATGGGAAGTAACACGCAGAGCAGGTGAATCTGTTAAGCCTTTCGGGATTGAGTTTATCGAGACACTTAAGTCGGTGTCTGTCGAGGACTCTGACCCTTTAGCTTAAAGCGCGATCTTCCATTCACCTATCTAATCGCTAGGCTAAGCATTAGATTGGGAATCGCGCCACAGCAGTTATTAGATCTAGACAAGACCATGCTCGATGCATTAGTGCAAGGGCTTAAGGATGAAGCGAAAGAGGTGAGCGATGCCAGCAAGCGTAAAGGGCGGAATCGCTCTTAGAAAGTCTCTACGCGCTTTCAGTCCTGATCTTGCCAAAGCATTACCCAAAGAGGTTTCAGCAGCTCTAAAGCCTATTACAAAGGCTGCTAAGGGCTATCTGCCAGATGATGGTCAAGTATTGAGCGGATGGTTAGCGCGTGAAGGTTCAGATGCGCGCTTTCCTGTTTATAACGCTCGAATTGTAAAGGGTGGCATTGGTTATAAGACCACACCTTCCAAGCCTAATCGCAGAGGCTTTAGATCTCTTGCTCGCGTATTCAATAAGAGTGCTGCTGGAGCGATCTATGAAACTATGGGGCGTAAGACTCCACAAAGCCGATTCGTACAGAATCAGCAGGGTAAGTACAGCTCACAGATGAAGGGCGACCAGAAGATGGAAGGTCGCGCTTTATTCCGTGCCTATGAAGAAAACAATGGCAAGGCTAGAGAAGCGGTATTGGCAGCTATTAAAAACGCAGCAGATAAACTTAATGCAAGAGCGAGAGGCTAATCATGGCTAATGTAATGATTGATATTGCTGCGGAGTTCACAGGCAATAAAGCCTTTAAGCAAGCAGATTCATCAACGGATAAACTCACGAAGAATGTCAAAAAACTTGCAGGTGCTTTTGGTTTAGCATTTAGTGCAACAGCCGTTCTGGCTTATGGAAAGGCTGCCGTTAAAGCAGCAGCAGAAGATGAGAAAGCCCAAAAGCAATTAGCTCTAGCTCTCAAGAATGTTGGATTAGGTCGAGATGCCGCATCTTCTGAGGATTACATTCAGAGACTTCAGACTGAGTTCGGCATTCTTGATGACAAATTGAGACCCGCGTATCAGACACTAGCGGTCGCGACACAGAATACTAATGAAGCACAAAGACTTCTCAATCTATCATTAGATATAAGTGCTGCAACAGGTAAAGATTTAGCATCGGTTACAGGAGCGTTAAGTCGTGCATACCTGGGAAATAATGCGGCATTATCTCGATTAGGTGTAGGCATATCAAAGGCAGATCTTAAGGCTGGCAAGTTTGAGGATATTATTTCTCAACTTGAAGGAACATTTAAGGGAGCAGCAACAGAGGCCGCTAATACCTTTCAAGGTTCAATCGATAAACTAGCTGTTGCTTCTGCTAACGCATCCGAGATTATTGGTACAGGTTTAATAGATGCCCTCAAAGGTTTAGGCGATCAGGATTCAGTTGATAACCTAGCAACCGCGATGCAAAATACAGCGATCTACATTGCTGATGTCATTCGTGGTATCGGTGTACTCACAGAAAAGTTAAAGGGATTGCCGGGGGTATCTGGCTTAAATCTTGGAATGATTCCAATCGTTGGCTCTTATCTAGAAATCTTAAGAGGTATGGGTCGGGTCGCAGCGGGAAGCGGAATCAATGCACAGGGCTTGGCTCATTTAGCAGAACTTCAATCCATTTATGCTGCTCGCACTCTTAAAACTAAAACTAAATTAACAACAGAAGAAGTAAAAGCATTAAGAGCTGCTCGATTAAAGGCAGCCATTGACAAGGCTAACCTTGCCCTGCTTAAGGGTGAAGAAGTCTTTGACATGGATAAGATCCAAGTCGCAGCAGCTCTTACTAACCAGGCTGAGCAATTAGGTAAAGCGACAAATGCATCACAGGTCTTACAGATTGCCAATGATACTGCTCGCCTAAACATCAAGAAGTCAATCTCTCATCTAGAAGATGCTATTGCTTCTAAGGATGAAGCAGCCATCGTTGCTGCAACCAAGAGACTTAATGAAGATCTAAAAATCTTTACTGCTCTGTCCAACCAAAATGTAAAACTTGCAGACATCAAGTCAATCCTTGACAGCCTTAAGCCAAAGGATCTTATCAATCTAGGTAATCTAGATGCTGCTATTGCTAAGATGATTGAGTTAAACAAGTTGCAAGGCAGCAAGACTGGCACTACACCAACACCAACACCAACGGCAGCAGCAGCGGCAGCAGCAGCAGCCGCTAATGAGCCATCTGTCTATACAATCCCTAAGGGAACAACGGATTTCACTACTGCAAACCCTGATATTTTTAACTTACTCAATAAAACCGTACGATTGACTTCCGATACTGTACAAGATCAATTTTTTAAGGCTCTTAATAGCATTTCGGATTTGCCAAGTGCAGTACGCGGTGCTAATTACCAAGCACGAGCTGAGCAGGAATACGCTATGTTTCTCAGCCAGATTAATTTAGGCGGCATTGCTGGTCAATCTGTAACAAGCGGAATGGCTCAGGGTCTACCTTTATCCAATGCATTATCAGGTGGGCGTTATGCAGCACAGGGCGCAGCGGCATATGGTGCAGGTGCGACTATTGTAAATAACTTTGGAGTTGTCGGAGACCCTAACTCAGCGGCTGAAGTTGTTGCAAATGTAATTCGTGAAGCGATTGACAGAGGGACTCTGACCGCATTATGACATGGCTTCCAGAGTGGCGAATAACAGTAGGTGATGATGTTTATACAACTGTCACCTCTGTTTCTTTTGCATCTGGTCGCTTAGATATTGACCGTCAAGCCACAGCAGGTTATTGCCAAGTGCAGATCGTTAACACGGACAATTCTCCATTTACCATCAATGTTACAGAGCCAATTACCATAGAGCTCAAAAACAGCACAGGGGCTTATGTCACAGTATTCGGTGGCGAGGTATCAGACTTTAACATTGGTGTGCGTAGCCCAGAAGAATCAGGCTATGTCACTACCGGCACTATCTTGGGCATTGGCTCTCTGGCTAAATTAACCAAGGCTGTTTATAACACGGCACTTGCAGAAGGCTTAGATGGTGCGCAAATCTCAGCCATTCTAGGACAAGCCCTTAACCTGACTTGGGCAGAGATTACACCAACTGTTACATGGGCTACTTATCCAGCAGATGTCACATGGGAAAATGCAGAATCTTACATCGGTGAGGTGGACTCAGGTTTCTACACGATGATCGCCCTTGCAGCTAGTGCTTCTGCTAAGTCTCAGACACTTGTCGATCAAATCGCTAATAGCGCACTTGGAACGATTTACGAAGAAAAGGATGGAGATGTCTCATATGCAGATGCCGATCACAGATCTAACTACCTTGCAGCAAACGGCTTTACTAACCTCGATGGCGCATATGCAACACCCAGCTCTATCACCTCAACAACTCAGGTTGCTCGTATCCGTAACAGCCTTATCTACAAATACGGCACAGGATACGCCTCAACCTACAGCACCTCTGACACAGACTCTATAGCCTCTTACGGGCTGTTTGAGCGGTCAGTCGAATCTAACATTAAGAACCTTGCAGACATCACTGACATCGCCTCTAGAGAGCTTAAACTGCGTGCTACGCCACGGGCATCATTAGGTGCTATTCGCTTTCGTCTAGATAATCCAGACATGCCGAGTGCAATGCTTGACAGCCTTATTGGGGTTTTTTTTGGTCAGCCTGTACTTATCAACAATCTACCCAGCAATTTACTGGATGGTACTTTTGACGGTTTTGTTGAGAATGTGGCACTCAATGCCACCCCTACTTATGTGGACATTACTCTCTATGTTTCAGCTACAGACTTCTCACTATCGACAACTCAATGGGAAACAGTATTGCCAGCCTCACTAATCTGGACTGGCGTAAATGGTACACTTACTTGGACTAACGCGACTGGAGCACTAACCTAATGGCAACTACTACACCTAACTTTGGTTGGACTGTCCCAACCTCATCTGATCTAGTCAAGAATGGCGCAACTGCCATCGAGACACTAGGCGATGCTGTTGATGCATCCATCGCAGGTCTTACAGTCAATGCACAGACTGGCACGACATACACAGCAGTCAAGGCAGATGGACTCAACGCTATTGTCACAATGGACAACGCTTCTCCGAATACCTTTAGCATTCCTACAGATGCAACTTATAATTTTCCTACAGGCACGACATTGTTTGTGTACATGAAAGGTGCAGGAGTTACTACTATTAACGCTGTAACCCCGGGAACGACAACAGTATCTAGTGCAGGTGCAGTAGCTGCATCTCCAGTCCTTGCTCGTTACAAGTCAGCAGCTTGCATTAAAATTGCTGCTAACTCATGGATCGTGGTCGGTGCGATTGCATAATGCAAAACATTCTCGCAGGGATTATTGGGCAAGGTAGCGGTTTTATACCACCTACTGTAACTGGTGGAACTCTTTACACTTCTGGCGGATTTAATTATCGTGTCTTTACATCCTCTGGCACTCTTGGTGTCTCAGGTGGAACTTTGACATGCGATATCATAGTCGTAGCAGGTGGCGGTGGCGGTGCTTGGGATCGTGGCGGCGGTGCAGGTGCAGGCGGATTCCTAGACTTTACTTCGCAATCAATTTCCACAAATCAAACAGTCACAATCGGTGCTGGTGGTACTGGCTCAACTACAAATGTGTCAGGCACTAATGGCAGCAACTCACAATTCGGTTCACTAACAGCTTCTGTTGGTGGTGGTGGTGGTGGTAATCAATCAAACAATGGTGGCAATGGTGGTTCAGGCGGTGGATGTTGGAGCAGTGGAACACCAGGAACTGCAACATCTGGTCAAGGTAATGCAGGTGCATTAGGCTCTGGCTCAGCACCTAACTATGGCGCAGGTGGTGGCGGTGGTAAAGGTGCAGCTGGTACTGCGGGAACTTCAACAGTCGGTGGCAATGGTGGAGCAGGTACAAATAGTTATTCTACTTGGGCAACTGCTACATCAACTGGTGTTGGTGGATTTTATGCAGGCGGTGGTGGCGGTGGAACTTTCG